ATTTGTTTCAATTGATAAAAATTGGCGTTGAAAAAATAATGTCAAAAATAAATTGGGATAATAATAAAGAAACGAACACAGGGTATCGTAGTGCTGCAACGAACACAGGGTATCGTAGTGCTGCAATAGTTGACGGACAACAATCAATAGCACTCGCAACAGGATTTAAATCAAAAGCGAAAGGAAAAAAAGGATGCTGGCTTGTATTAGCAGAATGGGATGAAGATAACTCAGAAATATTGAACGTAAAATGTAGGAAGGTTGATGGAAAAAGGATAAAAGCCGATGTTTTTTATATGTTAAAAAACAATGTTTTCGTTCAGTTAATATAACCGTAAAAAAATACAATTATGAGATATGCAATAGAAATATTAAAATCACAAGCGTTAAGGCACTCTAAAAAAATTCAGGAACTGAAAAATTTAGATCATGAAAAGTACATTGAACAAATAAATACAGCAATTGAAGTTTTAATTGAAAAAGAAAAAAAATTATGACTTTAAAAACAGAAACAATATTAAACTACATGACCGAGCAAATGGCATTATATGCTAATGTAAGCATTGAAAAAATTAAGACAAGGAGAGGAAAACAACCTTTACCCGACTTAAGGAAAGCAATAATTCATATAGCTTTTTATGATAAGAGAATTTCTCTTTACAAAACCCAAATAGCAGATTATTTTGACTTTAATCATGCTTCGATAATACATAGTTTAGAAAAATCAAATAATTTAATAGATACAAACCATAAGCCCTTTTTAGATGTGTTGAATTATCTTAAAGTTAAAGTTAACCTATTGTTAGGATTTTCAGAATACATGTTTAAAGGAATTGAAAGGCCCTCACTTGATCATGTGAAATTTGGGATACTCGGCATTTCTAGTTTTTAGTTAAAAAAAATTACGATATTTCAAAGTAAAGTGAATAACGATTATGTTGTCAGTTTTAAAAACACCATAGAACCGTGTTTTAAACGCTGTAGTTTAATTTTAAGTGGCATATACATACAAACATACCCACGAATTTTTTAATGGCTTATAACGCTTTAAATGGACTTATGAAAATATATAGAATTGATGGCAATAGATGTTTTTCTGAACCTTCGAAAGGATTGAGTTATCATTTAACAAAAGAACTTGCTGAAAAACATTTAACTGAAAAAGGATTTTATTTAGAAACAAGAAAATGGGAACGCATAGGAGGACACGAACCAAATTCCCAAAACAAAATATGGTATAATAAAAAATTGTCAGACGATGGATATTCTTTTGATAATACAATATACTGTTTTATAACTGAAATTGACGTTAACGAGGGGGGGCTTAAAATGCACGAAGAAATAAAAGAAGCAATGGAAACAGCTTTACGGGCTTTTGAAAACTACGAAAAAGACGGATGCAAATTTTATGGATCAACCAAACACTTAGCAGTTCAACGATTGAGGAAATGTTTAAAAAAATAGAGCGATGGATTTAGAAAGCAGAATAGAACTTCAAAAAATAGATTGTAATTGCAACGACTGTAAGTTTATGGAGCGTGATTTAGTGAAGCATAAAAAATCTGTAGAACTTCATCATAAATGGCAATTAGATTATTTCAACACGATTAAAAATAAGATGATTGAAAAATCTAACTGGTGGAAATATAAAGGTGAAATTGAAAAAGCAGAAAACCTTATGAAAGAAGTGAAAAAAATGAAATTTCAATTTGACAAAAGCACAGCCTCAATAAATTTTGGTAAATGTACTAAATTCAAAAAAGACGTTTCATTTATACCAAACATTTGTCAATTAGAAACTCAGGGATGTTTTGAACACCGGAGGTTGTTGGCAAGTGTTATAAAATCGGTTTGCAACCATCCGTGGGAACAATGGGAATCTATTATGGGCGATGGTGTGCTTTGCCGAAAATGCAATACTTTTATAAAGCAAACTGTTATTTAACTTTAAAATGTAAAATATGAAAACAGAAACTGAGATTAAAAATTTAAAGAAACAAGTTAAAGAGTTACGTGAATTAGCATTAGCAGCAGGAATCCCACCACTGGTAGTTTATTTGCCTGAACTTGCTTTAAAGCAGATACATAAGGGCAAAAAATTAAATAAACCTGTTGTTATAAAATCGTTGCCTATACCAGAAGTTTTCAGATGGCTTTTAGGCTATACGGACTTTCCAGAACGACAGAAAGGTGACGGGATCTATTGGTGGCGTAAAGAACTACGGCAAAAATTAAAAGCCTTAAACATAAGTGTTAAATAGGCAATGTTTCACAAAGTTTTGGCTATGATGAGTAGCCCGACCACAAAACTTAAATGCGAACGGAAATGAAAGATAAAGATTGGATTGATGTAAAAATTAAAAAACCTGATTTTGAAAAAAAGGTGAAAGTTAAGCTTGATAATGGTGAAGAAACTATTGGTTTTATAAATGATAACTGGCAAAGAACCTGCTGGCTTATAAAAGGGAGTGGTGGTATGTTTTGGCGTTCAATAGTAAATACCGTAACTCATTGGCAACTGATAGCCGAGTGAGCGTATGCACTACAACGTTTGTATATGAAAAGTAGCGGACTACGAAGCACAAAACTATCAAACTATGAGAAACGATAATACGAGTACTAACCTTGCAAACAGCACTAAAACCGCTATTTTTTATATACGGTGTTATGTGCTGGGCTTTATTCTTTTTTAAAATGGAAATACAAACCTCACTTTGGGAAAAACCAGTATTACCTACGGACATTGTTTATACTCCGTTGCGTGTTTCAAGGGGTATAATTAAAGAGTTAAACCCAAAAGGAAAATGTTTAGACCCATGTAAAGGCGATGGAGCTTTTTATAATTATTTGCCTGAAGGTGCAGACTATTGCGAGATTAGAGAGGGAAAAGACTTTTTTACTTATAATGAAAAAGTTGATTGGGTAATTGGAAACCCACCTTACAGCATATTTGAGGACTTTTTAAAAAAAGGCTTTGAGATTGCTGATAATGTGAGCTACTTAGTACCAACGAATAAAATATTTCAAAGGCAAATAATAATGGACATGATTAACCGATACGGAGGCATAAAAAGCATGATAATATACGGAAGCGGTCAATTAATAGATTTTCCTTTTGGGTTTTCCGTTGGTAATTTCCATTTTCAAAAAGGTTACAAAGGGGAAGCGAAAGTAATAATGGGCATGAAAGCTATCTACGGAGGTGGTTTTTAGCCTTGCACATAACGGACAGCGATATGAAACGTGCGAAAAACAGCACTTACTTTGATTAAATGTACTAACGTAGTTTTTAAAGTTTTTTAGGGAGGAAATAAAAATGGAAATAAATGAGAAAGAATTAATAGAAATTGAACAAATGCTATTAAAAACAATTACTGGAAACGGTTTAGCTATTCATAGATTTATTGAATGGATAAAATTAAATAATTCATACATTTTACCAAGACCTAAAAATATTTGTGCAAGATGTTTAGGTCAAATGGAATATAGACCGAAAGGATCATATCATAATTATTATTGTCCAAAATGTAAATTAGGTGAGGATTAAAAATAAATATATGAAAAATAAGGAACTTTTATTATTAGCGATTACTGATTTAACAGAAAGTGAATGTGAAAAATTTTTAAATTATCTTGAAGCGGGCAGGCAAAAAACTTTAAAAACGGTCGAACAGCAAGAACCTCAATTAAATGAGCCGGAGCAAGCATGTTTTATATCGCATGTTAGCGGTAGTTTTGATGTGAATGACATAAAATGGGTAATATATTACGGACACACGAAAGATAAAAGAATATTTCTTGATGAAGAAAAAAGCGGACTTGACTATTTTCTGGAAGATGCTTTTAGAGGCACTAAAACCCTTGAAATATTTAAAGAAATATTCTGGAATAGGATACGGAAGTTGGTGGAAAATTACCGCTAACTCGTTTATATCCGCACTTTACTAAATTAAACACATAAACTAATGAATAACAACAATTTAAAAAATAATAAAAATAACGATGTTTACTATAGTCATCAAAAAAAAGATGAAATTACTGATAGAATTATTTGTTTAATTGACTATAGTAAACAATTATATATAATTAACTGACAAAAATGAAAAATGACTACGAAACTAATATAGTTTCAGCGATAAAAGAAACGCATGGGACAAAGAGGGCTTTGTGTAAAAAACATAATTGGCCATACGACAACTATCAAAGAAGGTTGTTGTGGTACATTAAAAAAGTAAATGAATGGTTAAAACCATTGGGCCTAAAAGTAGAATTAAGTAAGCTAAAATAGTTGCAAAAATCGCAAATATTTACTTAAATAAAGTAAAAATATTTGTAACTAATTAAATGATTATGCGTATATTTACATATACAAATTAAGCAAAATGAAAATAAAATATAATTACACATTGACAAAGGAAGAATTAGTTAACATGCTTGTTGACGGGAACAATGGGTCCGATTTATGGACATTTTTACCGGACAACATGAAAGAAAAATTATCATCTAAAATGGATGAACATATATTAACTAAAAGGGCTGAGTTAATCAAAAAAAGCAGGCCAAATCTTATTAAGATAGCAAGAAAAACATTAAATTTAAACTTAAAAATACTGAATAAAGATAGACTAATAAGTTATACCTTAAATAATTACATGCTATGAGAAAACAAGAAATACAACAAATCTACGCGAGATTTTTTAACCCGAACAAAAGCCCAAGGCCAGGGTATTTTGGCTTTCCTATACATTCTAAACAACGTGGTAGGTTAGTTTGGAATAGTAGTACTCAAGGCACTTATGTAAGAGCCTTACACGGTGAATTAAAATAATAAAACGATGAAAAAAAATAATAAATTTTACATAATATTATTGCTTTTAATTTCAAGCTGCACACCTAAATTGTTGAGACCTCCTGTAATTGCTTTACAGGAGAAAGTCGATTTAAATAAATTACACAACAAATCTTTTGTTATTTACAATCAATCTAATTTAAATGACAGTGTAACTACGTATTACTTTTATCATTTGTTCGATAGAAAGACCAGGGGGTATATTGATTCCCAAGAAAAATATGTCATTGGGGATACTATTTCAATAATACCAGTTGGGAAGAAAGAAGCACTTATATTTAGTTATAAATAAAAAAGACTATTATGAAAACAATAATTAAAATATTAATTATAATAGACATCATATGTTTATTGTTAATATTAATTTCACCTTTTCAATTAAAGAATTTGTGTGCAATAATAATATTGCTTTCAATGCCTGTTATTTTGCTCGGAAATAATGTTATTGAGAAAAATTGATTTAAAAATGTGTATTTTTGTATAAATAAGTAACACAAACATGGAGCAAGGTGGCATATATAAATTAACTTTAGTTGAAAATAGAGGGCTACAGCTTAATTATAATTCAAACAATGAAATTAATAGCATTGCCGGAAACGGGCGTTTAATAACAATTCAATATTGTCAATCACCTAATTTCAAATTTCAAAGAGTTATAGGGCTATCAAAATTATCATTACGGGAATACTCCATTATGTTTAGGGAGTTCGATTATGACGACATTGAATTATTATTATCAAGGTTAGAAACTTATTTCGGATATTTTCCAGTTATTTATTACTTAAATGGGGCCATTCAATTTATAGAAAGCCCAATGAAAATAACAAACGAACCTACATTTGAGAGTAACGCAACTCATTTTATACCTATTGAAATGAAAACAGAAGTTGATTCTATTGAAATGATAAAAAAAGTTGCAACCGATGTTGTTTTTGGTGAATCTCTTACAGTAGACACCACTCTAATAACAGTTGACAGTTCCTTAATAACCTCAGACCAAACAATTTATTAAAAATGAACCCAAAACCTATTTTAATTATTTACATTCCTTTAAAAGTTCAAAAAAGCGGACAATTACCTCATTTCAATAAGGTAATACAGCCTATTAAACAAGATTACCACGTACTTTTAATCATAAAAGATTGTCAATTCCCTGAATTTGAATTAAAGTCCGTTAAGGATATTGAAAAAATAGAGTTAAAAAGGTTACAGGAAATAGTATACAAAAGTATTGAAAAGCCAGTTGGTATAAATATGAATAAAGTAAAATGACAAAAGAACAAAAGAAACAAAAAATAAAAGAGTTAACAGAGCTTCAACTTTCCATTTTAAAAGAAATAGGCAACAAAAACAAAAGATGGAAACCTGCAGAAAGACCTTATGCCTCATTAAAAAGAGTTGGTTACATAATTTCCAAATCTTTACAGTATAGAAATATTGAATGTGAAAAAATGATAATAATCTCACAGCCAGAATTTAAAACAGGGGGTATGGTAACAGGTTATCCAATCGGGGGAGAAATGATTATAAATAAAGACTTCAAACAAGAATGCTTAAACGTGCTAAATCAATCAATTGTAGGTAGAGGAATTAGTAAAAAAATAGAATTTAATTAAAACTTAAAAACTACCATGAAAACAAACAAATTAAAACAGAAATTATGGATAGATGTTTATACTAAAAAAATAAATAAAGAAAGTATAGAAAAATCAATTAAAATTGCTGATTATTCCGTTCGAGAATTTACAAAAAGATTTGAAACATCCGTCATATCAAAAAAAAGTGAGCCAAATAATAGAGATCTAATAAAAAATAATTATACTAAATGTGATTCTGAATTCTTAGATAGAATCAAACTGGGTATAAAAAACATGGACTTTTAACCACTTTCAAATTGCCTACCAGCTATCCGGCCATGTTTTTTATTCCGTGTTAAGCGCAGTTATTCATTTAGTTATCTTTAATTCTTTATCAAAAGCATGTTTAAAAAAGAAAAAACAGAATTATCCAAAGAAATAATAAGTTTATGCGACAGTTGTTTTAATATTATTTAATTATGGCAGCACCAAAAGGAAATAAATTTGCAATAGGTAATTCAGGGAGACAAAAATATTTTGAAAACCCAGAACAATTGGAATCGTTCATAAATGATTATTTCAATTATATTGATGACCACCCAATAAAAATGTGGCATACTCAAATAGATAGAAAAGAAGGAAAACCTATTGAAATAGAAATCAAAAGACCATATACTATTGAAGGTTTAGCCGTTCATTTAGAAGTGGACAGGAGAACACTCTTAAATTACGAAAAAACAGATGGTTATGAAGAGTTTTTTCGCATAATTACACAGGCGAAAGCTAAAATAAGGCAATCACAAATTGAGGCTGCTTTAACAGGAGTAGGAAAAGAAAAGTTTACAGAGTTTTTACTAATTAATAATTCAGACTACAAATCAACTGCTAAAATTGATTTAAATATCAACGATAAAAGAAAACAAATAAGCGATTTATTCCCTGATGATGATGAATTAAATGAAGAAGAAAATTAACCCTAACTTTCGATGTTTAGTTACTTCATATAACAATAAAAAATCAGGTGTTTTGCTTAAAGGTGGCTCCCGGTCAGGAAAAACTTGGGCAAGTATTTATTTTCTAATATGGTTATGTTCAAAAAAGGAAAATAATGCAGTCATAAACATTGTCAAAGAAACCTATAACAATTTTAAGACAACCCTTTATAACGACTTCAATCAATGCCTTCCAATGTGGGGGCTTTCCTCACCATTCCAAGACGTAAAAGAAGTCGCCAGTTTTAATCTATTAGGCAATAAAATAAATTTATTAGGGGCTGACAAACCCAGTAAGTTCCTAGGGGCTGGAAGTGATTATGTTTGGTTTAATGAAATGAACCATATTTCAAAAGAGATTTTTGATGAATCGGAAATGAGATGTTCAAAAATGTGGTGGGGTGATTTTAACCCCGATTTGGATGAAAACCATTTTATCAATAAAAACATAAGTAACAGGCCCGATGTTAAAATAAAGCATACAACTTTTTTGAACAACCCTTTTGCGCCTGAACAACAAAAAAAGAAAATACTTTCCTACGATCCCTCAAATCCTGTAAACATAATGAATGGTACGGCTGATCCTTATAAATGGTCTGTTTACGGATTAGGAATAATGTCAAAAAGGGAAGGGGTAATTTATGATAATTGGAGGGAATATGATGATTTGCCTGATTGTAAATTATATAAAATATTTGGAATGGATTTTGGTTTTGAAAACGATCCTACTGTACTTTTAGAATTGAACATAAATAGAAAGACAATGCAATGTTATGTTTATGAACACATTTATGAGACAAAATTAGGCACATCAGAAATGATTGATAAAATGAAGGAAATTGTTGGTAAGCATTATTGCATTATTGACAATTCGCACCCTCATATAAGGTTTGACATGATAAAGGCTGGTATACAAGCTATTAAAGCGACAAAAGGAAAAATAGAAGATGACATACAAGTTGTGAAAAAATTCAATTTAATAGTTCATAAAACAGCTTCAAATGTACAGGGTGAATTAAATAAATACGTATGGGAAAAAGATGTTAATGGAAGGCCATTAAATAAAGCTATTGATAAACATAATCACGGAATGGATGCTATTAAATACCCTTTAACTTGGTACAATAGAATGTATGTAAAATGATAAAAATTCAAATAAAAACTGATAAAGCAACTAAGGTAATTGATTTGCCTCGGGTTGATGAATTGAATTTAAAGCAATATTTCAATTTATTAAACTATATCAAAAAAAATGATATTAAAGAAATAAACCCTATTCATTATGTCTCATTCATAACAAAGTATAGTTACGACAACATCTTTAATTCATTAATTGATAATGAAGAAGCTTTATATAGTGCAATAGGTGGATTTGTAGATGTTGAAAAAGAAAAAACACCAAAATTTTTCATGGGGCAAATAATCGAAAAACCTATTTGGACATTTGGATATAGGTATATTATTAACATGTACACTCAAAAAAAAGACCTTAGTTATTATGAAATGTATCACTTCATTGCAGCTTTGATGTTAAGTAAATCACATGATTTAACGCAAATAAAGCGTTATCAAAACAAATTATTAAACGAAAATTATATTAAAGTATTAACAACCGGACGGTTTTTTTTTACGAGTTTGAATCGTGGACAAAGAGGCGTTATGAGGTTATTAAGCAGACGGAAGAAAACAATTTTACTGATCCTAAAGAAGAAACGCACAGGGAACAAGCTAACCAAAAATTATTACATCATTATTCAATGGAGTATGAAATTAAAACACTTTGCAGTATATTTAATTGCTCGTTTGAAGAATTAATTGAATATCAAGATATGGTTTGTTTAAAATTTTTGCTTTCTAACATGGAATATACTAATTTTGAAAACAGGTTAGCTTATATAAAAAGGAAAGATGCTGAAAGACATAATAGAAGGCGCAATTAACAGTTTAAATGATGATACGCTAAAGTTTTATCATAAAAGTTTAGAAGATGTTAACATTGATGCTTTTGAAGAAAGTGACATTAATACAACTTTAATAGTATTAAACCACCTACCAACTTACCAGTTTACTTTAAATTCTGAGTTCACAAAATATTCTATCAATAATTTTCAATTAAGGGTAGTCAAATTAGACGATCATTTTAATGACACGCAACAAAGTCAAGATCAAGTAGATGATTCAAGAGTTTTAATTAATAAAATAATTGATTTGTCTGCACGTAATTATTTAGTTGAAATATTACAAGGAGAAAGAATAACAGTTAATATTGTTCCGGAATACAACATTTTCGGCAGTAATTATACAGGGGTTGTTGCGACTGTGAGTAATTTCAGGATAAGGGAAACACCATATTTAATTTGTGAATAATGGAAACAACGAGGCAAATTACAGAATCTGAATTAAAAACCTTCATTGATTCAATAAAAAAAACAATGTCGGATAAGAAAATTAATGCAACTGGCAAAACATCTAACAGTTTAAGAAGCGAGGTCCAGGAAAGTGATAATAAAGTAAAAGGAACTGTGTACGGGGATGAAGTTTTAGAATTTTTAAATACAGGACGTGGAGATGGTGGAATTCCTCCTTTTGATAATATTATAAAATGGGTTAAAGATAAACCTATATCAAGCGGGGAAGATGCTGATTCTGTTGGTGTAAGAGTAGCACTAAAAATATCAAACGAAGGCACAGAAATTTTTAAAGACAATTCAAAAGGGATAGAGCTTTCAAAAAAAGTTGAAACATTAAGAAGCAACCTCAACCAAAAATTACCTAATGCAATAAAACTTGATGTAGAACAGGGGTTAGATAAATTCATTAAAGCACATTTTAATAACATATAAATAAAATTTATAACTTTACTAAAAATATAAAAAATGGCACTTACAAATAATGGAACAAAAGTATCTGTTAACAGTAGTAAATTACCAACCGGTTATACGAAACCGACTATAACAGAATTTTCAGATAATGAAGGTAAATATGAGCAAACCCTTACAGTAGCTAAGTCGACTGTAGAAAATGCAACGGCAACAACAACGATGGCTGCAATTGTCACAGCAGTAAACACGGCAATAGGTGTACAAGTAACAGCAGATTTTGACGTTGCAACAAACGATGTTACAATTTATAGTGATATAACAGCTATAACAACAAACAATAATTTATCAGGGGTTCTTTTTACAAATGGCACATTAAATTATTTAGTAACAGTAGTAACTTATTTTAAAACTGAAACAGCATGATAAAGTTAATAGCAATACTATTATGTTTATTTAGTTTAAATACATATAGTCAACAAAAGGAAATTGCTTCACGTTATTTAAATTTACTAGGCACTGCTTATGATACAACTTATAACATGAACTATGATTTAAGTGATTCAGATCAGGACACAATTAAGTTAACGCCGGGAACAAATGAAGTTTATTATTTACATTCATTAACTGTCAGCATTGAGACAGCGGACACTTTGACTATTGACGGGTATGGAGATGGTGCGGCTTTGGATTCTGGTATTTTGGTTCAAATATTTAAAAGAGGTGTATTAAATTATAATTTAACATTCAACGATACCATCTTTTACAACACATCTTATAAAAATTTAGGATTTAACGAATTATTTAGTTATTACGGACGTGATATAATGAGCGGTGATAATAATCACGTTTCCTATAAGCTTATTTTAAACGAACCAGTTATTTTAGATGGGGGGAATAGTGACAGGTTATACATCATATTAAATGATGATTTTTCAGGATTGACCAAACATGTTTTTTTTGCTGAGTTTACGAAATTGGTATACCTCTAAAAAAAGAGGCGGGATTGCATTGCAACATTTTCCCACCTCTTAATAAACAAATGACATGCAAATATAATTAATTTTCGTATGTCATTAACTTTAATTTCAAATCCTATTACAACTGACGAATCAGGAAATTTAGTTAACATGTTTCCCGGATTCAAACCGGTTGAATTTATTTTTAAAAGAGAAGATCAACAAATTACCGGGGTTGATGAAGATGTAAGCGGGAATGTTGAAGTAACAATTGAATCAGTTGATTTAACTTCCTTAATAAATGTTGGGCAGCCTATTTATTTGTATTCAGAAGGTTCATTATACACTTACGATGTCTCCGCAGAAGTATTAAGCATTAATTTAGTTGGTGGAGATACTATCATCGTAATTGATTCCCCTTATTATAGAATCAATACAGGCGGTTACATTAATTACAGGAGAAATTATTTTGTTGAATCCAATTTAATTGACACCTTAAATTCAGCCCCCCTTTTTAATTATTACCTTACAAATGACGGGGATAATGCTGGAAACATAACTGTTGATATTAATGTAGCAAATGATCTAACCAGCAAGCCATTTACATTAGCATCTGGTGCTGAACAAAATGGAAGGGTAAAATTATTATATCAATATAGGGAAGTTTATGAAGGATCAAGTAATTCGTTTACAACAATAACAGATGAAATAATAATTTGCTATGCAAGAAATGACTTTCAAATTGAGGAGGTAATAAGTGGTTTAACCGAACCGAAAATTTACAAAGGTTATCCGTTTCCTGTTGGGATTTATCATACGCAGGAAAATGAATCAGGTAGTGCGCCTAGGATTTTATTTGATGAATTAAACATCAATAAAAATACAATAACAAATAATAATGTTTTGTTTGGATTTGGAGATGAATATGGTTTTTTAAAATCATTCTATAATTTAACTCCAGGTGATGATGTAAAATATTTGAGTTTTTATCATGACTTTCAACCTGTTTCAACCGCTGATTCGTTCATCTTCACAATTGTAACAACTTCAAACAACACTAATATTACTTTACCTCTAAATGCAAGTTATAACTATGCGTTTGATGTTAATTGGGGTGATGGGTCAGAACAAAAGCTAATAACGACATGGAATGATACCGACAAAACTCATCTCTTTGAAACAGCAGGTACTTATCAAATAACAATAACAGGTACATGCCAAGCTTTTTTAGTTGATAACGGGAGTATTAAATCATATATAGACAGTATTGATCAATGGGGGGATATTGATTTAAGGAATGTTAATTTTTATGGGTGTAGCAATTTAAATTCAGTTGTCACAGGTATGCCTGCAACACTCGTATCATGTTATCAATTATTCCGGGATTGTTTTGGTTTATTCAGCATACCTACTGATTTATTTGAAAACTGTTCTAATGTGACAACGTTTGAAGAGGCATTTAGTTATAATTGTGCTATAACTAGTTTCAGCGCAACCCAATTTATTAATTGTTCAAGCGTCACTAACGTCAAAAATATGTTTTACGCGTCCGACATGGGTACACTACCTGCGGGAATGTTTGATGCGATGCCGTTAATTACTGATATGGAGGGTTGTTTTTCGTACTGTTTGTTTACTTCGGTTCCGTCTGGATTTTTCGATAATCAACCACTAGTCACAAATATTAAATGGTTGTTTAGAAATGCAAACATAACAACAGTACCATCAGGGTTGTTTGATATTTTTTCAAATGTAACCACAATGGAAGGGCTTTTTTACGAATCAAGTATATCATCTCTCCCTGCAAACATTTTAGATAATTTAACATCCGTTACGAACGGGATTTATTTTTGCAGGAATGCAACTAATTTATCATCCTTACCAAATGAATTATTTAGGTATAACTCATTATTAAGCAGTCTAAATTCAGCTTTTTTTGGATGTTCATCATTAACATCAATACCTACAGATTTATTTTTCAACGTACCTTCACTTACTAATTTAGCAGATGCTTTTAGGTCAAGTGGTTTAACCTCCGTACCGGCTGGTCTCTTTAGTAATTTTACTATTGCATCATGTAACCTTGATAGCATATTCCGAAGTTGCACTTCTTTAACTACAATTAATCAAATAACTGGAACAACAACATCACTTAGGTTAACGAATGCCTTTAGGGATTGCACTTCTTTAACTACAGTGCCAAATAGCACATTTTTAAATGTTGAAATTTATCCGGGTAGGATGTTTCAAGGCTGCACAGGGATAACGTCAGTTAATTCGCCTTTTATTTCTGTTAGTTTTGTTGCATCAACAAGTGAGGAGCTTCAAGGGTACATCTTTAAAAATTGCACCGCTTTGGCTTCAATAGGCAATTTTATGTTTTCAGGCGTTTCAAATTTTTATGTATTTGATTATATTTTCGAAAACTGCACTTCATTAACTGATTTATCAAGCTTTGTCTTTGACACTGCAACGGGAAATGCAATAAGAGCAAGAGGAACTTTCAAAGGTTGTACAGGGTTAACAGATTTTGCAACTAATATTTTTGACGATCATTCAGGTACATTTGCATGGATGGAAGATACGTTTAGCGGATGTACATCACTAAATTCTATTCCAGATTTTGAAAACAATTTGAATAAACTTGGTTTATTAATAAGAATTTTTGACGGATGCACAAGTTTAACAGGAAGCTCACATTCGTTATGGTTAACAGATACAGAAGGACATTCATACGATACCTATACGCTTACAGCACCTAATTATGATAGCGGGGTACCAAATGGGCTTGATTGTTACAGGGGGTGTACAGGGTTGACAGATTATGCATCAATACCACTTTATTGGAAATGATAACAGCAAAAATTATAGAACCAAAAAGTTTCTTAGATATTTCGATTTATGAATATGAATATTGCCTGTTATGGTATGATGACAAAGGTTTGCCTTCCGTTCATTTATTTGAAGATTTTAATATAAATTTTAATGTCGATTCTGAAAATATAAACCTTGAAAGTGATGAAAACATAGGCAATTTGGTTAATGATGAAGTTGATACAATAACTCTTATAGCGCACGATATTAAAAGAAATGATATAAATGTTTACAGGAGTTTATTTGGCAGTAAATGGGTATACCGGTTATTTCCAATTTCAACAGAATTAGAACCGGCAAAAGTTAGTATTGTTGGGGGGAGGGGAGATTATAAAAATAGTCAACAGAGGTTAAATTTTGAAATAAAAATTATACCGGTTAAAAAAGCAATTGAACAATAATGGAAAGGCTTGAATTAGATAATGAAGCTGTTGAATTAGGCAATAATGTAATTGCGCTTACCAAACAAGCTTATGCTTTCGATAACCCTGAATTTAGGTATCTGGATATTTCAAACAGGATTAATTTACCTCAAACGCAAGTAAACAGGTTGAGGACAAAAAATCCAAATTTACTCGGAGGTACAAACCGGCCCTTTGAATCGACCGGTTCAGCAAGGTATTTCAATGATACAATTCTTTTTAATGGGGCCTATATAGTTGATGAATCAACAGGGGAGCAAGCTAGCGTACAACTTATTGATAGTGCCAAAATATTTTTTGAGAAACTAAGGGAAAGTATAAGAAACTTATCATTAGATACTTATGATTTTACTTTTAATGTGACTTCTTATGAAAGTTTAAAAGATTTCAGTAATTCAGTTTGGGTATGGCCTGTTATTAGTATGCACATTGATAAATCGGAGGCGAAAACACTAGACCCAGATGCAGGAACAATATTAAATTCACATTTAAGGTATTCCCGCCCTTTTTTTTCAGTTAAAAGATTGATAGAATTAATATTTGAAAATGAAAACTGGTCGTTAAATTACGAATCAATATTGTTAGATGGGCTTGTATTTAGTTCAAACCATGATAAATTTTATCTTCAATCTTACAATAAAACTGTTGATAAAATTATAACTACAACAGGAAATTTAGGGGATTATTCAACGGATGTTAATTTTAACAATGGTGTTTCAGTAGCAGCTAGTACCTTTACAATAGATAACACGATAGATACAATTATAAGGGTTCGTGGAAATATAGTTGCAACCGGTGATTTTACTATCACATTAAATTACGATTCAGGAAAAACAGTTCAGAATTTTTTTATATCTGAAACCGACACGGAAATAAACATATCAAGTACAGACTTAAAAGACGGCGCAACCGGCGTAATTACAATTACGGTAACCGGCTCAGGAACTTTGACATTTGACAATTGTTTGTTATACACATTGATCGATGAAAATAATTTAGGTGATTTAAGTACGGATCCCATAATCGGATACAACGTTGCAACCTACGACAACATTCAAAATCTTAGTAAGATTGAGTTATTTAAAGTTTGCTATACGTTATTAAACGGCTATTTAACAACGGACACGTTAAGACAAGAGGTCAACCTTAATTTATTAAATAAATTATCAAAGTTAAATGCAATTAATTGGAGCAATAAGTTTATCAGTGATAGGGAAAAGCTACCTAAAATAAGTGACAACTTCGGAAACTTTTCAAAGGTTAATTATTTTTCTTATTCAAATGATGAAACTGTAAATGAGTTTTATGGGCGCGGACGGTTTGACATTGATAACAATAAACTTGAAAAAGAGGGCAATTGGATTGAAATAGCTTTCTCAGCAAGTTATGATACTACGTTATATGGTTATGATTTAGCTGTAATGGAAAAATATGCAGACACTATTAAAGCGAATGATTTAAATATACGCTTACTTTATGCTTATAGACCATCCGGGCAAGATTACACTATTGCAAGATTTCAGGATTTGCATGGTCAAAGAATACTTGACAATTATTATTTTGATTTGATAGAAAGTTTTAAAAGGTTGAGATATGTCGAGAATGCAAAGTTTGATTTAAGAAAAGGAGACTTTCTAGGGGTTGATTTTAGCAAGCTTGTTTATATCAAATATTATAATTCATATTTTTACATCTTGAATGTTGAAAATTTTGTAACCGGGCGTGAAACAAATTGTAATTTATTAAAGTTTAGGTAATGGCAGAAGAAATTGTTTTAAATGTTAGAGTTGATAAAGGGGCTGCTGAAAAAAATATCACAGAATTAACATCTTCAATTGTAGGGCTTGAAAATGAGAATAAAAGGTTGCGTGAAAGTTTTAAAAAAGGAGAAATAAGCGCAGAAGAATTAAGTGAAGCGTTAGCAAAAAACAATCAAGTTTTAACCGAGCAAAAAAAACAAAGAAAAGATAATATTAATGTTTTAAACACTGAAAATAATAGCAGAAAAGCTTTAGAGCAATCAATTAAAAAGAATAATGAAGAACTAAGGAATTTAGATACAACCACGGAAAAAGGAAAAAAAAGAGCAAAAGAATTAACCGAAGAATTAAAATCACAAAGGGAACAATTAAATCAAGCTAAAAAAGCAGCTGGTGACTACACGTCGAACATAGGGAATTACGCAAATGAAATAATTAGTGCTGTTACAGAGTTGAAAAAACAAGCTGAACAGCAAAAAAACAATATATTAGCATTAGAAAAAGCAAAACAAGCAACTTCTGAAAGTTCAGAAGAATATGAGAAAGTGACATTAGCTTTGCAGGAACAAAATGAAGCACTTGAAAATACTAGCACTGAATTAAAAAAATATGGAGAAGATATAGAAGATGCTATTGTAATTACAGATGGTGCAGAACAATCAATGTTATCTTTTGATGACACTTTACAGGAATTACCAGGAGGTTTTCAGCAAGCAACACAAGGAGCAAAAAATCTAGGCAAACAATTTTTAAGATTATTAGCAAATCCTATTATAGCTTTAATTGCGGCAATAGTTTTAGGATTAACCGCAATGTTTAAAGCTTTTAAGAAAACCCAAGAAGGACAAGACACATTTAATAAACTTTTTGTTCAAGCCTCTGCTATAATAGACACAGTTTTAGGCAGGATAGGCCGATTAGCACAAGCTGCTGTTAAATTAATAAAAGGCGATGTAAAAGGAGCAGCTGAACTTGCTACAGGTGCATTTAAAGGAATGCGTGAAGAAATAGAAAATACAGTTAAAGAAGCTGGTAATCTAGCAGATGCTAGGCATGAATTAAGAAAATTAACTGTCGATTTAACAACATCAATAGCTGAATTACAAAAATTTGCAGAAGAACAGGGAGCAATAGCAGATGATGCGACAAAGAGTTTTCAAGAAAGACAAATTGCAGCAGATAGAGCGTTCAGTGCAGAGGTATCTGCAAGAAGTAAAGAGATAGAATTAGCAAAGGCAAATTTATCTATTATACAACGTGAGAATGCACTGAAACAACAACAAGGATTCTTAACTGATGAATTGAGGCAAGCTGAGGCAGATGCAAAGGTATTGGTAATAGAGGCTGAAAAAGCTAAAACACTGGCAGTTCTAAACAACACGAAAAGAATTAATGAATTAAGACAAGATAATTTTGAGCAGGAATTAGATTTTTTATTGGATGTTGCAGATGCACAAAAAACAGTAAACGAAAGAAGGTTAACAGATGATAATCTTGCTTTAGGAGAAAGAAAGAAAATATTTAAAGAAACTGAAAAATTATTAAATGATTCATTTGATCAACAGTTAGCATTATTCGAAAGGGAAAATGAAATAAATCTTAATAGAAGTAAGTTACTCGAATTAAATAATCAAGAAATTTTTGAGTATGCAAGAGGCTTAGGGTTAAGCGAAATTGAAACAAATAGACTACTTGAAGTTATAAAGGAACGAAGATTTGCTTTGCAGGATTTAGCAGATGCTCAGCGGGATTTAACAGACGAAGAAGTTGAAAGACAAGAAGCAGCAACTCAAAAACTACGTGAAATAAGAAAAGAAGCTATTTTAAAAGAACTTGAAGACATAACAGAAAGAAGGGATAAGTTAATTGAATTTGAAACAGAAGATTTTAAAAGAAAATTAGAGAATGATTTATTATTAGCTGAAGAAAGAGATTTGATTGAAGAGGAACATAAATTAAGATTAAAAGAAATTGATGATGAATATGCAAATTATGTAATTGAAAATCAGGATAGGATTGTCGAAGAAACATTAAACTCATTTGATGAAATTTTAAAAGCTGCTGGTGAATTTAATTCTGAAAGCATTAATAATGCAGCACAGGCAGCAGGTCGGTTGATTCAAATAAGCAATGATTTAAAAGCTGGAAGAATTTCCGATGAAGAAGCTGCTGCAAAACAAAGTGTTGAGTTAATAACAGGCTATACGAACGTTGTTGCATCAATAGGAAAAGAGAGGTTAGAGAATTATAAAGCAAATAGGGATGCTGAGATTGAAAAATTAATTCAATCAGGTAAATCGGAGGAAGAAGCAAAAAGAATTGTAGCAAGAAAAACAGCCGCGTTAGAAATTCAACAATTCAATTTAGAGAAGTCAACAGCTTTAGTTAATGCTGCTGTAAATACTGCCGTTGCCGTAACAAAAACACTTGCAAACCCTATACTTGCTGCTGTTGTAGGTGCGTTGGGGGCAGTTCAAATAGGCGTTATTGCAGCAAAACAACCACCTCCAATGCCTACGTTTGAAAAGGGAGGGGCTTTACCATTTGGGGGGAAATTAATAAAAGGTAATCCACATTCAATGGGAGGGGTTGATTTAATGACCTCGTCAGGGCAATATTTGGGCAACGCACAAGGGGATGAAGGTGTATTTATCACTAATAAACTTGCAACAGCAAAATTGATAGAGGGAATAAATATAGACAATGGTGGACGCGGTTTTGGAATAAAAGGAAACAGGTACTTCCAAGATGGAGGACAGGTTGAAGTAACTAATAGTATTACATCACAGAGTTTGGCAGCAGCTTTTAGGGATGCCGTAACCGGAATTAATATAGTTACAAAAATTGAAGATATAAGAACCGGGGAGCGCGAATATAACAGGGTTGTTAATAACGGGGTTATCGGCTAATGAACAAAAACAGCGAAAAGAAACATCAATTTATTAAACGCGCAATGGAAAATCCAAAAGGGGTTGCTGTTGAAATAGAAATATTAGCACATTCTTTAAAGAAAGCTGAAAAGAAGTCTACAATAATAAGGATACTTGAAAACTTACTATTTATTGATAAATCAGTTGTTTATAAAGCAGTAAACAAAACTAAAACATAAGTTTCTTATATCTATTTACCTTACTATACTCTTTATCTGGAAAACCATCACATAAAAGATACGTTATTTTAATAAACTTTTGCCCTGCGCAAACATTGCTTTTTGTTATAGATAATTCTTATAACCTTTGTTATTATATAGATAAATTATTTATGGCAAAAGACATTTTTCTTACCGGAATCGTTGATGAGTTCATGTTAAATGAATTAATGTATCAGGTTCGAAACACAACTGAGACGGATTTAAATATTTACATGGGAACTCCAGGGGGGTACGTTGATGACGCTTTTAGAATAGCGCAATACATCGAGGGAGTTTCAGATAAGAAAAATATAACTAACCATATTTTTGGCAACACCGATAGTGCGGGTACAATAATATTTTTATCTGCAAAAAATAGGAAGGCAGCTAAATATTCGGCTTTTATGGTCCACAACCCCGCGGTTCTAAACATTGACATAATGGACAACGATAAAACGGACAGGTTAAAATCAATGTTAGACTTCAACAAAGAGCGTATCGCTTCTTATTATGAAAGTAAAATACCAAACCTTAATAGGTCAAAATTAAAATCGATGATGTCTAAAGAAACTTTTATGACAGCAGAAGAAATGAAGCAGTACGGCATTGTTGATGAAGTTTTAGACAGGTTTGATATAGCAGCATTTAATAAATCACATCATAATTATTTAATAAATAAAACTAAAAACATGGGCTTTTTTGATAAAAGTAAAAAAGTAAAGAATTATTCTGTTAAGTTAACAGAAGACATTCAGGCTGTTTTTTCATCTGAAAATAATGAATTAACAGAGGGGTTAGAATTAAACCCAATTGGCGAAGTTGAAAATTTAAAAGGGGAATACACCGTAAACCATAACGACAAAAAATATAACGTTGTGGTAAACGATAAAAACTCAATTGAAAAAGTAGAGGAATCAAGTGAGGTGACAAATTCAAGTAATGAAGCTGTTAAAGCTTTATCAGAGCAGTTTGCCGGGGTTATTGCCGAAATGGAAAAGAAATTCACGGAACGAATTGAGAACATGGAAAAAAGAATTAAGAATGAAACATCAGGTAATATAATGCCCGATGAAAAAGAACTTAATTCAGGAAACAAATCAACATTAAACCCTGTGATCAATTTAAGGAAAGACATTCAGGCTGAACAGGCAAAAATGGAAAAGGAACGAATCAATAACCGAAAAAAAGTTAGCTAATTATGCCCGGAACATTGACAAACACTGGATATAACGGTGATGCGTTAAGAACGCTGTACACTGTTTTTGGTTTAGGAAACGATGTCGTTAAAGATGGCGTGGCAATGCTTTTGGATGGGATCAAAGAAAAAAGGGCGATACCTGTCTTAAAAACTGATTCAAGGCCAATCGGGGTTTATGAAACAACCCCAAGTGGAACAACAACTAACTGGACTTATTCCGAGCGAACAATAGAGCCACAGGTTGGAATGATTTATGACACATATGAGCCGGACGACTTTTTACCGTTATGGGATGAATTTGCGAGTATTGGGGATGATACAAATTTGATGTTAAACCCTACACTTTTAAACGCTGTATTAGAACTTTTTAAAGATTCAGCCGGACAACAATTAGCGGAATTGTTTTGGCAAGGAGATCAAACTTTAGCGACTTCAACAGGGCTTCATTTTCACGACGGAATTGTTACAAGGGCAATTGCTGATTCAACGGTAATCAAGCCCAGCAGCTCTGGTAATATTACAGTTGCGAATGCGGGTGATATAGCCTTAACAGTTTGGGAATCAACGCCTAATAAATTTTTAAAAGATAACGACTTTCGACAATATTGGTCTTATGGTGATTTTAAAAAACTTCAACAATTTAACACAAATGCAAAAAAAACAAATCATGGTGTTTTAGTTGATAGTATTGAAGATTTATTATACAACCAACGAATTGTACCTCAAATAGGAATGCCAGCAAACAGGATTATAGGGGCAAAAGGTGGCAACTCAACAAAATCAAACCTATTTATGGGCATGTATTTTGATTTGGACAGGCAGGCGATAAGGATCGGCAGAGTATCTGAAAATAGTGATTCGTTTTTTATTAGGATGAATATAAGGATGGATGCTAACTATGCAGAAGGTTCAGAAATAGTATTATACACGGAAAGCGCAGTAATTAACCCATAAAGGAGGTAAATCATGGCATTTTGTTTAATCGATGATGGGATAACGCTAAATTGCGCAGTTGATTTAGTGCCTAAAGTTTTAAAACCAGTTGTTTATCTTACTAATTTTAGTGATTTAAAAGAGGGTACAATTACACCTGATGGGACCAGCTTAAATATCACCTCTATTGCATTGGCAGGTGGTGGTAAGCAATGGTATAAGTTTGAACTGCATAAATCTAGTGGAATTTTACTCCCAACTGGCATATTTAGGGCTGTAGACGAAGGACAGCCGGGATTTGACCATACTATTCCTTTTAAAGTTATATTGCACGATCAGGACGAAGTCAATAATATGGCAGAAATAAGAAATGCAAGGGTAGCATGTATTCTTCAATATGAAGGTACAGGCGGTTTGCTTTTCGGTGAAAATGTTGGACTTAACATAACTGATTTTCAGGCTTTATTTAATGAAGGAACAAATGGAAACTTAATAGGTATTACTTTGGCAACCCCAGCGGGAAGTGCGCCAGAAAACAAGCCTTACGCTATACTTGATTCTACGTTTGATTTTAGCGGGTTAGAAACACCAACAGCTTAATTATGAAGTTACAAATAAAAAAAGATGGTTGTTTTATAATTCATAAAGGGATAACTTATAAAAATGAAAATTTATATAAGTTATCTAAAAAAGATAAAGAGTATTTAATTTCAATTGAAATTTTAGTAGCTTTACCTGAACCAAAAAAAGAACCTGAAATTAAATTAGAATCAAAAAGTAAAAAAATAATAAAAAAAGAAAATAAAAATGGATAATTTACCTAAAGATTATTTTCACGCTTGCCGTTTGGTCCAGCTTTCAGACCCGTTCAGCGGAAATAACTATAATAAAAGAGATGCTATATTAAAAGCTGTTGAGACGAATAATGAAAATTATAAGGGAAAGCCTTTTATAGGGAATAAAAATCATACTTTTACAGTCGATGGAATTTCATTTCCTGTTGCAAAAGGAGTTATTGTGCCAGTTCTTGAACATGGAGGGCAAACAATTGATTACGGAAAGCAATTGATTGATGTAAATCCACGAGTTAAAGAACTAGATTTTATGATTGATAACCCTGATGCTGAAAAAGAAAAATCAGAGGCTAAAGCAGAAGCAAAAAAAGAAGTGGTAAATTCAAATAAACAAAAATAAAATGAAAAGATTAATTTGTATATTATTTACAGTTTTTGCATTAGCACATGTTGCTAATTCTCAAACAAGAAATGTTGCTTATGCAGCAGATACAATAAATGGGGTTGGTAATTTAAGTTTCACACACGGCAGCCCAATTACCGAGTTAAATACAGTTACATGGTTTATTTCAACAGATGAGTTTACCGGCTCGGATACAGTAATTTGTAATTGTCAACAATCCCCATTGGCCTCGTTTGGATGGACAAATGTAGGCGATGCAGATACAATAACTGCAGATGGTAACAATGAAATTACAGTTTCAAATTTCCCCGGGCTATTCACACGCTTGTATTGTGAAAGTGCAGATACGGACAGCACTTTAATTGATGCTCATTTGATTGTTAAGTAAACGCTCTTTTAAATATTGTAATTTAAGCCCCGAAATATTGGGGCTTTTTTGTAAACTATTTTGTAATTTTGAGTATGCCACAACAGGATAATTATATATTTCAAGATAATCAGGTCAATGCGGATAAAAAAAACATCCCGAACAGAAAAATAACAATTAATACACTTCAAAGGGCTGTTTATTTAGCTAGAATTTGTGAAAGAAGGGCATTATATCACGATGTAATTAGTTTTGATGATGATAATTTATATCCACAAAAAACAGAAGTAGTTGGGCAAAGAAGTGTATCAATACAAAGTACTAAAAGGTTATTTCGTGATTTTGTTATGGGGCAGTTTATTGAAGGATTTGATGACCTCGTAATAAATCGAAAAGGGTGGACAGGGAGGAAATTACGAGAGTATATAAGTGACGGCATGCACTCAAATAATAATATTTCGCTTCAATTTCTGCCAAATAGATTAGGACAAATAGCAGAAATTTACCCAGCAACATTTAAATTCTTAAGATTTAAGGCAGACGGTAAAAAAATAGTATGGAACCCGTATTGGGATAGGGGTATAAGTCAAGAAAATCGTGTTGAATATGATTTATTTGATCCAGATTTAATTAAACCACAAATAAAAAAAGAAGGTTTTAATTTATACAAAGGACAGGTATTATACGCAAATTTAGAACATAGCCAAAGGTTATATCCTTTATGCGGTTTTGATAGTGTTTTAGACGATGCGCAACTGGAAAATGAAATAGGCATTTTTAAAATTAGCCATTACCAAAACAATTTATTTTTGGGTGGGATACTATTCGATCCAGGAGGCGACCCTAATAACGATGATGAAGAAAGCGAAACAGAAACAATTTTAAAACAAAAAGCACAGGGGGCCTCAAATACAGGTGCGTTTATTCGAATACCTGTAAATTTAGCGGCCTTACAAGATGTAAGGGGCTTTGATTTTTTTAAACAATTTCAATATCCGGATATTAGTAAATTAACTGAAACTGATTTGTTAATGTCAATGAGACGGATATTTATGCACTATAATCAACCCCCTATTTTATCCGGCGCAAGTTTTGGCGAAGGAATGTTTAATCAAGAAAGCTTCAAAGATGCAGGCCTTTATTATAGCTGGAAAACACAAGTTGACCGTGATTCTGTTAGCGAATTTTTGAATGACATTTTTCAACATACAATATGGGCAAATGACATTCCTGATATTGATATAAAACCCCTTGAAATGTTTAGCGTTGAAAGTACACAAACTAATATTCAAACATATGGATCCAATTCTAATTAGTATAACAGAAATAAAACAATACGTTGACATTGATTCAAAGTATTCCGAAGACAGAATAAACACATATATCAGACAGGTGCAGCACAACCGGTTAAGGAATTTAATTGGGGAGGGAATGTATTATGACTTTATAAATAAAGTTAGTTCAGACACCCTAACAACTGCTTATAATAATTTTTTTACTGGTAAAACGTATGTTTATAACGGAAAAACAATTCAATATTATGGCATTAAACCTTATCTAGCTTTATTTGTCGTAGCTGAAATTTCTGTTTTAGGAAATGTTTTTTTAACAAATAAAGGGATGATGGAATTTAATGATGAACAAACAATTAAGGTTCCTTCTCAAAGTAAGATAACAGCTGTTTCACAAGAGTTTGCGAGCAGGGGGGGTATATATGAAAATGATATTATTCAATTTTTACAACAAAACAAATCTAATTATCCTTTATGGGAAGATAAAAATAAAAAGCTAATAACTAGATTTAAATTTAGTATAATGAATTAAATTTGAGATATGAAAACTATATTTTTTTTAATATTTATATTTATAAATTTTTCTTTGTTTGCACAAATTCAAACTGTAAATGTTGGTACAAGTGCTGATGATGGAACTGGGGATAATTTAAGAAGTGCTTTTCAAAAAGTAAACAATAATAATACTTATTTAGACGGCATTAAGCTTGATAGTACTGATGTAAAAACAAAAATAAGCGATAGTTTAACTGTTGCAAGGGCGCAATTAAGAAGTGATATATCCGATTCACTTGAAAATATAAACGTAGATAGCACATGGTTATACGGCACTTTTACAGACAGCGCAGGAATAAGTAGGATAGTAAATTTGGATTCAATTAAAGATGGTATAACCGGAAATTGGTATGAAATTAGTGATTTTATTACTTCAACAAATTTATTAAGTGATTCAAGTCTTTACCTTGAAGCAGGTGACGGGGATTATTTCGATGTTCAAACAGGTATCGGAGGAAAATATTTTGATGCATTTATTGATGATGCTGGATTTGGATTTGATGGAAGTGGTTTTTATTTTTATGGAGATAATTTTAATTTATCACCTGCAAATAATAATCTTAGTTCCGGTTCAGGATTTTCAGGTCTAAGAAGGGTGTTATCTGGTGGTCCTGCTACAAGAAAAATATATCTATTACACGAAGATGAATCAGGGCAAGGGGTAACTGTATCTCTCGATACTATTAACGAAGGAACATACATACTTGAATTAAATGGCACTAATTATGTAACTAGTGTAGATGATTCAACATATTTCAATCATTATGTAAATGTAAAGGATAGTATTTCAACCGGGTTGGTAAAATCTGATTCCATATATGATAAGCAGACAGGTAATTATTATTTGTGGAATGATTTTTTAGGGGGTAATGAAGTATCCTCATCAAATGCCGTTGTGTTAAAATCATTTTTAGCAGATTCATTCGTAACCGGCAATCAGGTTGAGGAGGATTTTTACATTGACACTTTAAATGAAAATCAATTTACTGAAGATGGCGACAGGATAAGGTTCACTGTGTATTTTGACCGTGGATCGAGCGAGGGGGATAGTGTAAAGTTTTATTTCGCTGACGAATACATATCATTGTTTCACACAAACCCCGATGTTCCCGAAGCATCAAAGGCAGTGTTTGAAATCGTCAGGACAAGCTCAACAACTGCACGAATGTTTGTTGCAGTTGATGAAAATGTAACAAGCACAACCTCTGACGTCACTTTGTACAAATCAATAACAGGCGTTGATTTCGCAAGCGAAATGGAATTGAAGTTCGCTGGTTGGTCAGGCGATGCAAGTGATATGACAGCGCATTACGGTGTCGTAGAATTTATTTCAATAACTGGTGCATCAGGTGGCTCAGGCGGTGGAGGAAGTTCACATGTTTTTGCAATTGCGCTTTCAGATTCAGCAACTGAATTAACAACTGGTAACGGAGATAGCTGGGATGCTATGTTTGATTACTCAATTGATAGTGTTAGGATAGGGGTAAATTTACCTCCAACAGGCTCTAATTTATCTGTTGATATAAATAAAAATGGGACTTCAATATTTAGTACAGAAATTACAATAGATGCAGGGGATTCAACTAGCGTGACAGCCACTACCCCTTACTCATTATCAACAACAACCGTAAATTATAATGACAGGATGAATGCTGTAGTAAATAGTGTGGGATCAACTTTCGGTGGCGCGGGTATTAAATTATACATATATGCAACAAAAAATTAAAAATATGATACGATTAACATTATTATTAAGTTTGTTTTGCTCACTGTCATTTGGGCAAAAAGTATTGATTATTGACACCGATACTGGTAAGGAACGAATAAGGGATTTTCCTTCAAAAACTGGAATTATCCCGGGGTTAGAACCTAATATAGATGTTTATTATATACTTGAAAAACAACGACCAACTTATGACCGATTAACGGAAAATTTGCAAAGAAACAGAAGGTTAACGGATAGTATTGCGGACGGAAATAATTATCCTTATGCAGTTTACGAATGGTCAAAAATACCGTTGTCCGAAGATGTTATTAATAAAAATAAAAAAGCACAAGCAACGAGAACCGAGATTGATTCTTTGACTTTATTAATGACTGATTATGAATTTAAAAGGTATGTGCTAATAACATTGGGTATATTGATTGATGATAGCAGAAATAACAACCCAACTGCAAAGCAAGATTCTATACTAAATGAAGTCAAGGTATATAGCGATAAATCATTTGAATATTATGATAAAAAAGAAAAAGAATTAGATAGTTTACAAATAAAAAAAATATCAATACGATGAAAAAATTAATCTTTTTATTATCACTGTTTATTAGTGCAAATTTATTATCACAATCGTTCAGAACGATTGTAGTAGAATGGGATGACACCGTGACCGTAAGGGATTTAAGTAATACGGATATATGGAGAATTGTAAATAGTAATTACGGTGTTTTATCATTACCCGTTTCAGGGCTAAATGAAAATTTAGAAATCTTTGTTTACCGACAATTAAATAATTTTCCACCGGTTGATTTCAGGTTGCAAAATGTTTTAGTTGAGGAGGGTTGTATTGATTCCTTAGATGGAACATGGACAGATAACAGGATTTACGCCAGGCAATATACAATTGTTCAGAAAGATACAACTCAATTAAAAGAAAGCGTTGAGCAAGAGGAGAATGTAGCAAATGCCGGTGTATTTCCATACGAAAAGCAATTGAAATACATTGCCCTTTACCTAGGAATATTGGATAGAAAAATTGATGGGCTTGCAATTCCAGCTACTTTGCAGACGTTGAAGCCTAAAATGGATGATAAAATTGAGTTGATTTATCAGAATTATGTAAATGCACAAAATAAAAAACAAGCTATAAACAATGAGGAAAGTTTTGATATTGATCTTGGTTGGAATGACACTGACCCTGAGTAGTCAGACGTTGTTTAAAGATACTTATTTATTCTCACAGCCAATTGTTGATTCATATAGATTTAAGCAAGACACAGGAATGCCTACAAACGGTTTAATTGCTTATTATCCATTTAATGGGAATGCAAATGATGAGAGCGTAAATGGTAATGACGGAACAGTAATTAATGCAACATTAACAACTGGTGTAGATGGGTCGGCAAACAGGGCTTATTCTTTTAACGGGACTGGATATATAGACATAGGTAGCGATGCAAGTTTACAACCTACAAGCGAATTAACTGTGTGCGCATGGGTAAAAATAGGCTCAACAGTTTCATTTAATAGAATAGTTAGTTATGATAATGGAAGCTCAACATATAATGGATGGACTATTCGAGAAGTTTCGGGAGTGTTTGATATATTAGTATCAACAGATGTTACTAGAATTCCTGGAACAGGGGCTGGGGATGGAGAGACAATACCTGAAGGTGTATGGCAAATGCTGGCAATGACTTATGACGGTTCAAATGCTATAGGCTATCAGAATGCAGTTGAAACTATAAATGAATCAATTACCGGTAATATAGTTTATACCGGAACAACTGTTGCAAATGTAGGGGGGCGGCAAAACGCATCAAATTTATTTACAGGCGATATAGGTTTTGTCGAAATTTATAACAGGGCTTTATCGCCTGAAGAAATAACAATAATTTACAACATTCAAAAGCCATGAAAAAACTAACCTTAATATTATTAACACTCATAATAGTTGTAGCTGTTAATGCACAAAAAAAATGGCCGGACCCGGTTAACGGGGTCATAACATTACAACCGGGCGTAATTTACGAGGGTAAAACTTTCAATAAATTAAAAAATACCTTAATAATAGGCAACGGTGCATTTATATTAGGTTTTCAAGATTATGATGGTAAAATGCCTATTTTATATGAACCAGATGTGATCACATATAATGGTGAATTACTTTATTGGTCACAAGGAGAAGGAGGTGAATCGTACATTTACAGGGATGGGGAGTATAAATGGTACCTTTTAAAAGTGAAAAATACAGGTCAAAATGGAAATGGGTTAACAGTGAATGACCCTGCAACTGTCACGGATAATACCTACGCATATACACCTGCATTATTCGGTTTGCTAAACAGAAATTTACATGTGACAGACCATTCAGGCATTCAATTTAGCTCAACTGGTGAGGGTCTTGAATTTAACGACTGCGAAAATATAATTATTCAAGATTTAATAATTTGTGGTTTTAACCGAAGGGGAATAAAAACAAAAGGTGGAAATTCAATTATAATAAGAAATGTTGAAATATGGGGCGTTGGATGGGATGGAATTGGAACAGAAGGAACGACTAACGTACATGTGTTTAACTCAAACATTCATGACGTATTAGGAAACGGTATTAATTTTTCAGGAAATAATTACGGAAAAGTACACAATACTACTTTTAAAAGGATAGGGTTACAACCGGGCAAGGGGGAGTTCAATGGCGAGACAAATTACATACCCGCTTGTGCGATTAGAAACGATCAAGGCAATAACTGTGAGTTTACATTTAATAAAATTGATAGCACGCAGTATAATGGCATTGGTAGCTGGTCATGTGATGGAACAGTAATTTCAGATAATATTATTTCAAATACAAATTTATTGTTAGATGATGGAGGGGCAATTTATACATGGGCAAGGAGTTCACAAGGCAGTTATGTTACTAACACAATAATTAGAAACAACCACATCACGAATGCAATAGGTTCAACTTATTTAATAGACGGAAACGATTTATACCTAGATGCTTCGGGTATTTACATGGATGACGGTAATCGGGGTGCTTTAATTGAAAATAATATAGTACGTAATGCAACAAGGGCTTTATTTGTACATAACAGCGACAAGATAAATATTAGAAACAACCAATTTTTTAATTGCACTGCGGGAATACTATATAGAAATAATCATAGTTCACATGATATAGTTGGTTCTAATTTTGAGGGCAATTATGTTGAAGCAAACGACTATTTAATTTACACGTGGTCACAAAGTGAGAGTAATAAGA